CTAGAATATTTTCCCCGAGAAATTGAATTGAATTCCCCCGTCAGGTTGTACAACTGCATTATCTACCAAAGATAGCCAGAGTTCCTCATCAAATGATGATAAAATGTCTTTCTGGTCTCTAAGTTTAGCTATCATTTCGCTGATACTGTGTTTTTTCGCATTTACATCATTAATCTGGATTATCGTTGAACTTACCTCAGATTTCATTGCTTTATATTTTGCGACCATTCCATTGTACTTATTATCATATACAGCCTGATCACTTGCTTTTTCAGCATTTTCCCTAATAAATTTTTCAATCATACCTTCTGTTATGCAGATCTCATTATTGAGGTTTATCACCTTATCTTCAAGCTTCCTTGTTTCGAATAGCTCAACCGAGACTTGGCGTAGATCAGAAATAACTTGCTCCTTATTCATTAGCATCTTATTTATCTCTTCAATAAAGGCAATCTTCAAATCTTCCTCATACACATGAGTCGTGCTGCATTTATGCCCTTCTTGATACTTGTGATTACATTGCCAGACTATGCTCCGATATTTGCTATTTGAATGCCAAACCTTTCTTCCATAATAATTGCCACATTGACCGCATATTATCCTTCCTGAAAAGCATGTTTTCCCAGTTTTATATCCCTTCTGTTTCTTTCGTCCTTTAAACTCGAACTGAACCTGTTCAAACACTTCGGGACTCACTATGCCTGGATGGCTGTTCTCGACATAATACTGAGGAAACTCCCCTTCATTTTTCTTTTTCTTTTTGGTTAGAAAGTCCACAGTGAACGCTTTTTGAAGCACTGCGTCCCCTTTATATTTCTCATTCGTTAAGATGCTCCGGACTGTACTTACATGCCAGTGTTCCTTCTTACTTGGTGATGGTACCTTTTCGTCAGTCAAGATCTTGGCTATTCCGCTAGGTGTCTTTCCTTCAAGAAATAGCCTGTAAATTCTTCTTACTATTTGAGCTTCTTCCTCTACTATCTTCGGAAGGTTATCCTCTCCCTTTTCATAACCCAAGAACTGGCCATATGGCAAATTTACCTTGCCTTCAGCAAATCGCTTTCTCTGACCCCAGGTCACATTCTCGCTGATGCTGCGTGACTCCTCTTGCGCAAGGCTTGACATTATCGTAATCAACAATTCACCCTTGCTATCTAATGTGTATATATTCTCCTTCTCGAAATAGACCTCTACTCCAAATTCCTTCAATTTCCTTACTGTTGTTAACGTATCAACAGTGTTTCTTGCGAATCTTGAAACGGACTTTGTGATAATCAGGTCTATTCTGCCATTCACTGCATCTTCTATCATCCTGTTGAAACCATCTCGTTTTTTTGTCGTTGTTGCTGAAATACCCTCATCAGCATATACTTCAATAAATTGCCACTCCGACTTCGATTTTATATACTGGGAGTAATAATTCCTTTGTGCTTCAAAACTTGATAATTGCTCATCGTTATCTGTTGAAACCCTAGCGTAGGCTGCGACTCTCTTCTTAGTTAACCAGCTATTTGCTGATAGCTCGTTAAATTTCTTTACTGCAGGTCTAACTGTAATTGCCTTTTCTAGAATCATTCACAACCCTCCCCGAGATATACACTTTCTCCATTAGTCATTGTTATTATTAGGGCTCCATCCGGCTTAACGTGAACCTGCTTTAAGGTTTCCTTTAAAATTTCACCATCCAGGTAATCCACATTCAGTGTTCTTTTCAATAGATCAATTAAGTAGCTTTCTCGCAAATATCTCGCTGAGCATGATCCTTTCCCGAACTCTAGGACGCTACCACATACCTGATAGCTCCTTCCATGATTGTTCTTTCTTCTGTAGTATTTCCCACACTCTGTACATTTGAGCAAACCTCGAAATTGGTTCTCCGTTGTTTTGTTGGCAGGCGCATCTTGAAGTCTGTTGTTTAGTATCTCCTGGGCTTGGCTAAAGGTTTCTCTAGGCACTATCGCAGGATGGGAATTTGTAACATAGTATTGAGTTAGCTCGCCGGTATTGTTGACTAGTCTCTTATTTAGATGTTCTGAAACAAACCTCTTCTGAAGCAATGAATCCCCTTTGTACTTCTCATTCTTGATAATCTTCATCACCTTGGCAGATGTCCAAACGCCACCTCGAGGTCTTTGTATATCTTTAATTCTGAGGTCCTTGGCTATTTTAGTAGCACCTACCCCACTAATGTAGTCATTAAAAATTTGTCTTACTATTTGAGCTTCTTCTTCATTAATCTCGATATTCTTTCCAGAAATATTGTAACCGTATATGAATCTTAGGCTTAAAGACTCTCCTTCTGCGTAACTCTTTCTTATCCTCCACTTACAGTTCTCACTAACTGATAAACTTTCAGCTTGAGCAAAAGAAGCGAGGATAGTTAGCATTAGCTCACCATCCCCGCTTATCGAATGAATATTTTCTTTTTCAAAGTATACATCAATGTTTAGTGACTTCAGTTCTCTAATAACTTCCAGCATGGTAACTGTATTTCTCGCAAATCTAGATACTGACTTTGTAATGATCTTATCAATTTTCCCTTCGCGGCAGTCATTTAGCATTCTTTGAAACTCATCTCTAGTGTCCTTAGTTCCTGTCTTTGCTTCATCAGCATAAATCCGCACAAACTCCCATTCAGGATTCTTCTGAATGAAGTCGCTGAAATAACTTATTTGCGCTGATAGCGACTGATGCATTGAATCTTTATCCGACGATACCCTTGCATAGGCTGCGACTCTTGTTTTTTTAAGTCTAACCGGTGCTGAGGGCTTTATTTCTCTTATGATTCTGGTCATTTGATCTCCTCCTTTCAGCACCAATGTTAGCTCTCATATTGATAGATAGCAACCATATCTATTGCTATAAACTGCCTATAATCGGTTTGTATTTATGAAGGAGCATTATGTTTATTTTACGAAAATCTTCATTATCAATCATCTTTTGATTAAGGATTGTTTTCACTATTGCTTTTGAAATTTGGTAATCTTTCTCACGTTCAAACTGCTCTTTTGTCATATGTATCTCCTTGTCGATTTTATTCCTCTCTAATAAAGCTCTCAAACCCTGCGACCTTTAGCCTTGAGACTAGCTCCTCCGCATTAGCTTTATCCCTGAATGCACCAGCCTGGACCCGATAGAGCTTATCTTCAGTCTCTACCTTTTTCTTTGAAATTCCAAAAGTCTTCACGAGTGCCTCAACATATGCCCTCGCAATTCTGTCTTTACTCTCGACTATCCATTTTGCTGTCGCTGGATTATCATGAAAATCTGTCTCGGCAAGTACTGCAGTGATTCCTATTTTGTTTGGATTTCTGACTTCAGCAAGACCGTATCCAGCATAAAGCTCCATCCCATTTTTCACTGCTGTATCCCTGTTTGATTTTACTGGACAGATTGCATTAAGCTCCCTGACTATATTTCTAGCAAGCTCCTTGCTGCCGTCGCTGTTTGGGTGATAAAATGCCACAGCCCCACTGGCCTTCCCTTTTCCTCCAGCATTTGAATGAATAGCCAAGTAGACATCACAGCCCTTATCCTTGGCTTCCTTTGGTCTTCCTGAAGCGTTTATAGTTAGATTTGTGGTAGCAATCACAGTCTCGCATTCATATTCAGAATCCAAGATTGCCTTGATTTTAGCTACTACTGCCTCCATCTCAATCTTCTCATCTGTATTGCCCACAACATATTTATTGTCTGGCTGATTACTCGGTGAAAGGTATATTTTCTTAGTTGCCATCTTTGTCTCCTCCTTCGTTTAGCTGCTGAAGCACAGTCCGTAGTTTTTCTGGTATTGGTAATCCTAGTCTCGTTGCATTTTCCAATATGCTTATACCTTCGTTTGATATGTAGAAGAAAATGACTGCAGTCCTTATTACTCCAACCTTTCCCAGAATATTGATATCTATTATGTTTCCAAGTGCGACAAGGGAGAAAATCACGACCTTCCTGAATATTCCTTTTCCCCCAATGTCACTTGAGATCTTACGGTCAAGGATTGCGCACATTACGCCAGTAATGTAGTCAATTGTTACGACAACTACCAAGGCATATAGAAATCCATCAAATCCTCCCATAAACCATCCTAACCACCCTCCTATTGCCGCAAAGGCATACTGTATGCTATTCCACACTTCTTTCATTCGCTGTTCCTCCTTATTTTTGTGCATAATAAAACGCCTTGGTTTTCCAAGACGCTTAAGTACTAAATACCTATATCGTTAATTCATCTAGAATATTCTTGAGTTCATGCATTTCTTCCAAAGACAGAGTTAATTCACTTTTCCATATTTTAATCACCTGGAGCGCATTTCCTTGTATCAAATTTTGCTTCTTTTTCGTTCCAGGACATGCTTCTCACATCCTTGTCCCTGCTGATTAACTTGTTGATAGTACACCATTCTTTGCGGATACTTCGAAATTAGGATCAGCCATTTTCAGTTCTTTCTCATTTTCATTTATAGGTTGTATAGGCACAACTTTATAGTATCCCTCTCATTTGCTATTCCCATTTAATCTTGACATCTTCAAACCCTGTCGTCTTAAATATATTACTCAAGGCTTTTTCTGCATTTTGTTTGGCAATGTTCAGGATTCCATAGTCTATTGCCTGTTTTTCCAAATCAACTTGAAATGTCTCCAAAGCCTTCAGAGTATCCTCGTTTTTCACTTCATTAAATAGCCCATTCTTTTCTGAATAAGCTTGGTAAGAAAGAATCTCTTTTGAAGTTATTGTAGGGTCTGGTAGCTGTATGGTCAGTGATCGTTCATCTTCATTAATCACCACGTCAGACTTCTGTAATATGGATAAATCCACTCCTGCCTTTACCCGCGCCTTAACAGTAAAAATGAAACTTTTTTGTGTAAAAGGAATTTCTATCTTCTTGAAAGTTAACGCTTTCTCATAGTCAATGATTTCACTAAAGTACATTTCAACTGTATTCAATTCAGAAGTATCCTTGATTCTATCAACCACTCCCTGACTGGTAATTTTTTCTTCATTTCCAAAGGACCACAACGGCGTAAAAAATTGGATAACAACCAGTGCAAGTAATAGGAAGAACAAAGTTGGATATATTCTCTTCATGGAGTTCTCCTTTTCTGACTTTTGATTTGATATTTTAATGTTATCTTAAGTTTCAAATATTATCCAGATATATCGCCAACTTTACTGAAAACATGTCTTAACTCATATTATCGACATGTTTGAATATCATATTTTGACTTATCAGTTTTTATCTCCCTGTGCTTAGGATAGTATATTAGCTGTTCCTCCTTATTTTTGCGCATAATAAAACGCCTTGGTTTTCCAAGACGCCTTATAGTTTAGTTCAAGTACTTACTTCTTTCCAAATCCTTCAGGTTTACATCTGTCATGCTGAGCTTTTCACCGCATTTACATTTACCTGAGTAATCCCTGAATGTTACACAATCATCCATTCTAATCCGATAATCGTGTAAGACCTGTTTCTTACCACAACCGCATTCTACAACTACCACTATATCCCCTCCCAAGCATATTATGCTGAGGAGATTTGTTTCTATACATAAATATCTGGTTCTTCTCTCAATTCTGCAATTATTTCTTTTTGAAGCTTAGGATCGCGTGAATCAGGGATATCCATAATCGTTTCATCGCCACAATTAAAGCAGAACATATGGTATTTTCTAATAAGCTTCTTCTTTTCACATACAAGATCATAGTCTAGGGTTATGAGTTATCCACCACTAATCAAGCATTAGTACAAAGTAATCACCCCCAGTATTTAAATATGCTGGAGGTGTTAAAATGGCACCGAGTTATTTTACAATTCGAGTCCATTTAGTATTCTCTTGATCTCACGCATTTCCTCAGTGGATAGCGTTATACCTTTTCCCATCTTTTCATCACCTGGAGCCCACTCACGAATGTCATACTTCGCTTCTTTATCATTCCAGGATATACTTCTTACTTCCTTTGTCCAGCCTGATTTGCTTTTGGAAAGCACACCATACTTTGCAGTTACTTCATATTTTAGATCAGCCATTTTCAGTCTCATTTAGTTTTTTGTTTATAGATTATACAGGTACCACTTCATGGTATCCCTTTCATACTTCATTTTGACAGTGGTGTGTCTATCTTCAACCACTGCATCGCATAGATAAGTATACATGATGTTACCAGCAAGTTTCTCAGTTTTCCTATCTCTGATTTTCTTTACTGATCCTTTCATGTACTCATCGTTTATCATGAACCTGAAAGTTACAGGTCTTGGTGGCTCTCCCGGTTTGCTGTATGCTAGTGCTTCAACTTCTAAGAGATTGGTCTGCATTCTAATCACTCCCTCGTTCCTTGTGTAATCATTATAGAACATACGTTCTTTATTTTAAAGAGGAAGTTTGGGCTAAATTTAACTTATTATCTGCCATCCAGCAGGATAAGCTTCAGGACTCCAAACATTGCCATCAATGAGCAACTCATACACAATTTCATTGAATGTTACCTTGTCCCCTGTGTTGTATGCATCATGGCTGCCTGTGGGCTGGACCCATTCAGGGATCACGCCTTCTGGTACTATCTTCTTGAATAGTGCTGGAGTAACATCCGGTGTCCAGTCATCTTGGGAAGTGTGACCAGGTGCAAGTACTTTATAGAGCTGGCTCTCATACTTCACGACCGTCCCAGTTAAATATTCTGTTCCCGGTTCCCAATCAGGATAAATTTCAATGAGTTCAAGCATCTGTTCTATTGTAAGATCAGCCTCTAGCAGTGCCTGCTTGTACTTCGCTGATAAAGATAGTGCCTCAACTTTCTCAGCTTGTTCCTCTGCGACAGCTGCAGTCAACTCAATTATCTTTTCCTCTGGAAGCAGATCCTTATCAAGCACAGTAGTCAGGCTCTCGATTACCTCTCTTAATTCCTCAGTCGCTTTCTGGATCACAATCTCCTTTGGTACAGTATCTTTAAAATACCTTATCTGATAGCTGTTGTCGTATTTATATATAGTAATGTGACTAATCATTTCTTTCTCCTTACTTTATCTCTCTCCAGACATCTCCAACATTAATATATGCCTGGACCACCTGCCTCCAGACATCGCTGATGTTCACATACATGGCTGATGGCTGCTTCCAAACATCACCAACATTAACCTGAAATGCTGGTACCTCACTATAATCAATATACAACCTTGGATTATAGACATTGTTTGGTGCAGCGCTCTCTTGGGTTCTGAAGTATGCCATGGTTGCAGTACTTGATAGAACCTTGATCCCATACTTCCCAGCACCTGACTCATACCAGGCTTTCACTATATTGGTCACTGGCACAGCTACATCAACATTAAGCGTAGTTCCAGTGCTTACGGAACTATCTCCAGAACCTGTAGCTGATGGCATATTATTCCAGGTGATCGTAGTTGCGTCCCATGCAGCAAGCCACCTCTGAGCATAGATTGTGGCAGCCCCTGACTCCAGGCTATAGAGCCTGAGGTACAATGTGGCTGAGTTTATTCTGCAGTTAGCAGGAATCGAGCTCAGGTCCCAGTTAAGCGCCATGATTCTGGCTGTGGTGCTTGTTTGTCTTAAAGTATTGCTGGTTGCTGTTCTGTATACGCTGTTAGGACCATCTTGAAGGCAGTTATTATCAACATTTGCATTTATTGTTACTGTTCCCATTTGTCTCTCCTATACATATTTCAAATATACAGTGCCTGTAGGTACTGTACTTGCTGTCGGAGGAGCTCCTGTGCCAGAGATTATCCCAGCTACCTTAGGTGTCGTTCCGGATACATAGTCAGAAAGTGAAATTGATGTATTGTCATGGGCATGAGATACTGCAGCATCTGAGGTGTAAATCCTAGTCCATGATGCAGCTACATTTCCGTCAGTTGTTCTGCCAAAGAAGGCATTACCAGTTCCGCTGTAATCTATCCAGATGCCACCCCACCCTCTAGCCATATCTCTTGATCCAAACTTTATGAAATACCCATAGTTCGACACTGGAGGAGCTCCAACTGAGGAGTGGCTTATGAATCCACAATAACCATTGGGAAGATCTCCCCAGGCTGATGCTGAGGATAACGTAACGAGCGGAGATAGGGTTCTTCCAATTAGTGTTGCTGCACCAGAAACAAAGGCACTCTCAAGTATTGTTCCTTTATAGTAGGCATCACCACCAATATCCAAGGCACCTTGCTCCCAGACTTTTCCCACTCCAATTCCGGTTTTACTCCAGGACATTGCAACTTCCCCTGTTGAAAGCACATACCCCGCTGTTACTGAATTGAACTTATCGCTTACCGTAAGTAGTAGGTCATAGCTGGTTGTGGCTGTGTAGGTTCCGTATACTGGAGAAACGTTAAGCGAAGTTGTTCCAACAGCGAGACTTGTGCTGACATGGGTTGTTGTCCACGTCCCACTAGTTCTAAGCTTTGATTTGATAGAGTAGGTTATCTGGTTCTTACTGTTAAGGCTGCTTATAGTTGCTGTTGCAGTGTACTTTCCATAAGTTCCAAGCGGAGATGCATTACCACCACTATCGCTCCTGAAAGCTGAGAAGGCAGAAATCACAGGAGCGTTGTACGTTAATAACGTACATGATACTGTCTTTTCTGAGCTTACCCTTCCACGGCTGTCTGTCACAGTGGCAGTGGCAACTATGGTTCCAATTGCTGAAATGGCTCCAGTCGTGCCGACAACATTGGATGTATTTGTATAACTTACTGAGTTGAATACTATTTTGTATGAGGAAATAGAGCTGGACTTTACTCCTGCTGCCCCATTTATGGTGAACTGGATCCTACTGAGAGTCTGAGCAAAGTTATTAGTGCCCAGGGCTAACGCTGTAACTGCAGCTACTGTCTCTGCAGCAGTCACGCTAGAAAATGTAGGTATTATTGAAGAGCCTACATTGGCAGTTGCATTTGCGTTTTGAGTACTTCCAATCTGGCTTCCATTAAGCTTTGTTGTAACATAGGCAGTAGCTGTTGTAGAAACTGCTGAAGGTATCGTTGCATATATCTCATCAAGCAGGGCTGCTGAGAATGTGTAGCTGTCCTGAGCCAGATCTCCTGTTACCTCTATTACCGTTCCACCAACATTTATCTGGAAGGTATTAGTGAAGCTTGTTGAATACCTTGGAGCAGTCACTGTAACTCCAGAGCCTATGGTGAACTCGGGGAAAGAAGTTATTAGGCTCGCTCTAGGTATAGTGGTTAATGACCAGTTGTAGCTAGCAACAGCTCCGTCATAAAGTGAACTTGGCCCATTTATATCAAATCCAGATGATACTGCAATTGTCAGTGTTCCATCCGAGTTATGAGCAATATCAGCGGTGTATGTGCCAAGCTCAACAATCTGCTGGTTTCTGAAGTCCATGGACCTTGTGTCATAGAACACATTTGATCCGTTTATTTTGATCCAGCAACTGTTTCCGGTAGTACTGGATGAATACGCCTGATATGTATCGGATGACGAATATGCCCACTGCCTCAAGGTTATGTTTGAAGTATTGTTCTGGATGCTCTGAGAGTTAATGGTCAGTTCCAGGTAAAGATGATAAGTGTGGTTCACATAGGGACTGCTTAGAGTTCCTGTTAGTCTAATATCTGGCATACCTTAACCTCCTACCCAATCCACCTGACCAGCGTAATATTTGCATCATACTTTTCTATCTTGTGATTTCCAACTACCATGGATTCCAGCACCTGGGCCGATTTGATATACATGATCTGTCCATTGATATAAGCCACAATAGCTTGTCCGTCTTTGAAGTTCATCTGCTGATTAGTGATGTTTATCTTCAGGTTACTGTTACTATCTCCAATGGTTAGCCCAATAACGTCATCGAAATTAAAGTATTGGTTGATATCTTCAACAGTGCTTATATCAGCCTTCCCGTTGAGGGCTTGCTCAATTGAGGTTCCAGCATAGCTTATGTCATTGTTTGTTACCTTCCCGGCTCCCAGGCTGAAGGTGCCATCAGCAAGGTTTATCCAGCTGGATCCATTGGCTGACTGCAGGATTCCTGACTTCACAATATTTGCGTTGAGCTCGCCAGTTGTTAAAAAGGATGCATTGATCCTACCGTCATTAGTTATAGCTATTGGAAAATTCCCATTGATACCTGTAGAACTGTAACCAAGTCCATTGATATTCCATCTCCATATCTTCAGAGCTGTTGCAGGATCATCTGTATCCATAATGAGGATCTCGCCATTACGCTTAAGTACATATCCACCAAGAGCTGATGTGATAAGTGAGGTTGCATTGAGTATTGCAGCACTAAGATCAGAATTGTTCCTCTCAACAGTCTGGACTATAGTTTTCTGAGCATCCGAGAGCTTTATAATGCTTCCTGATACCCTCTCTTTGAAGTCTCCAATTTCGACTTTAGAAGTCCTGCCAAGAAGCAGGTCCTTTTCAATACTGATCACTCTTGATTTGTGGTCAATTCCCAAGTCAAGATGTTTGCAGGTTACAGTGTCGCCAAGCTCCACCTTGACCAAATTACTGAAGTTTCTATACTCATCGGTATTTTCAAGGTTTAACATATTAACTTTGATATTAGTCACTGGAAGATCGCACTTCATGTCAATGAAGTAGGAAGTAACCGCTGCACGTAGCTGTGTTATCGCCTCTTCCTCAGTTATTTCCTCGCTGATTCCGATATCGAAGTCCACTTCCTTGATTCTAGGTGAGTTGTAGGCTCCGATGTATGGGCTATCCACATATACCTCGGGAAGCTCCAAGCCATCTTTGCCCTTTGGCCGGATTCTAGTAATTATTGGATCGTAATCCTCAGTAACTTCAACGTCCAGCATGTTTTTTCTGTATGAAATAGCTACTCCGTTATCCTGACCCCTTTGAACGAGAATCGATATAAGCCAGCCATCAAGCTTCAGCTCTCCATTCCACCTTGTAATTATGCTGTCATTTCCCAAGATGCAATCAGCAATATTCCTATTAATGAAGTACTGAGTTGCTGGACTTGAAATATCCGAAAATGCTGTGAATGAATGCAAATAATTAGCTGCACCTAGAACATCCTCCAGTGCAGCCTGAGCTCCTTTGTTTGTTGGCCTGATATCTCTGACTTCGTTGTAAACCAAGTCCCAAAACACATGCCTGGTATAAATGTATAAGGATCTCATTCCCTTCCTGGTCTTATATATTCTGAAGGGCTGGCCACTGGCATGTATGATCCTGCCTTCTATGATCTCCTTCCACTTTCCTGAGATATCATAAATCGATTCAAACTCTGCGCTGTAAAGACCGTTCAAGACTTCCTTTGAGGTAGCCTTGATTAGATTGTTTAGCACAGTTATTCCGTTGGAAGTGAAGGTTGTTGCATCCTTCTCAAATAGTCTTATCAACCCTCCACCTCCTACAGGTTCCGCCAGTTAGGTATGACTTCAAGTTTTGTTACAGTACCAGTCCAAGCGATAGAGTTCGTACCTGGATTGAGAATTGGGAACTCACCCTGCATGTCGTTGTTCTTTCCAAGCAGATCCTTGTATGACTCTTCGAGTTCACTATTGAGCGTCACATACTCCAATATATTACTCAGAATCACATTCTTAGAATTCACTGTGAGTGTAATATTTCCAGAACCGAAAATTTTTATTATTGGCCTTGATGCAGCATTTCCTGGATTCAATAGATTACCCGGTATAGTCATTGGCTGAATTGTCAGTCCACTTTCCAGATATCCGTATGGTTGGCACATGAATTTAAGTTTTGCTGTCCTCAGGTATAGGAGTTTCTTGAAGTCAATCTGGCCGTTTAGTCTCGCTTTGTAGAATACATCGGGTTCGTTTGAAAGAACCAGATTGCCACTACCTCTAAGCCATGCTTTTATGGTACCAAGTTGGTCAATATCCTTCAGTGTAATCACCAGTTCCTTTTCAGTTGGTGATAAACTCCCATAATCCTGGAAGAGGAATCCATCCCTACCTGGTACCTTAAGAAATTCACCATCCTCCTTTGCAGACTGGAGTGGAGGGAGAATACTCACAACTATTGAGTAATCTCTCGAGTCTACATCCTTGAAAATGAAATAGGCTCCCATTAGTATGTCCCTCCCCTCGACAGTCTTTCGTCTGATATGCTTCTTGTCATTAGCTCATCAAAGTAGTCATACAGACCACTTGTAAGTTTTCTTCCATCAAAGTACACATCCAACTTTTTCTCAGCTATTTGCCTTAGAAGATAGATCATTTCCCTGAACTCGTCACCACGACCCATTGAAAGTGATCTCATAGCGTCAGCCATAATAGGCACAAGCCTATTTAGTGGAAGTATTGCTTCTCCACCAGTACCTGACTCACCACCGGCTAGAAATGATGCCCCATCGAATCCGAATATCGTAGGATCTAGCATAAGTCCACCTTCTCTGTACCACTTGATCCCAAAGGATGGTACTTGTGGTGGTGCAAGGCTGAATTTTCCTTCTATCTCAAAATGTGGGAGCTTAATCTGAGGCAGCTTGAATTCAGGTAACTTTAGATTCTTGAAGAAACCTACTATGGCATCAATTGCTGATTTCACTGCATCCCTAGCCTTGTTTATCGAATTTGATACTGTACTTGTAACACCATTCCATACGCTAATTCCGGTAGCTTTTACGGTGTCCCAGTTCTTATATAGAAGTACACCAACGGCTATGAGACCTCCTATAGCGGCTACAGTTATTCCTATTGGACCAGTTATTATCGCTATGACTCCGCCTGCCGTTGATATTGCCCCCGAAACCGCACTGAAGGCCGACACAGCGGCCCCAACTATTGATACAACCTTGCCTATGACAAGGATCACAGGCCCTACAGCGGCTGCTACAAGGGCAACCTTAACAATTGTTTCCTGTTGCTCCTTTGAAAGGCCCTGGAAGCTGTCCATAAGGGGTTTTACTACTCCGATGAGGCTTTCAAGTATTGGGATAAGAATCTGTCCGAATTGAATACCTATTTGCTCTGTTTGTTCTTTCATCGCTCTTATCTTATTGGTTGGACTGTCCATTGTCCTTGCCAGGTCTCCCTGAGCATTCTTAGTTGAATCAAGGATTACACCATACCTAGCCTGAACCTTTTGAGCTTCAGTGAGCTCTTCACCCTGCTTTGCTATCCCATGTGTGTATGCATAGGTTTTTATGGTATTGTCGTTAACAAGTATTCCAAGTGCCTTGAGTGGTTCTGCTTCACCTGATATACCGGCTCTAAGCTTGTTGAAGGCTTCGTCCGGATTAAGGTTATAGAAAGAAGCCATGTCGTAAGCTAGCTTAGTCAGACCTTCCGACATACCTAGAGATTCATCTGATGCAAGACCCATGGATGTCAGCATAGAGTTGTACGTTGCTACATTGCTTCTAACATTGTATGCATTTAGTCCCAGAGCCTTAGACATCTCTTCTGACCAGCCTCTAGCCTCTCCTGCTATTCCACCCATAGAGACTTCAAATAGGTTCTCAGACTCTATTGCATCCATAGCCATCTTAGTTGCAGCAGTTCCAATTCCGAGTATTGGTAGGGACACAGCTGTTGATAGATTCTTTCCTACTGATTGCATCTTCTCCCCAACCGCCTTCATCTTGCCACCGGCTTTATCCAGTGCTTCTGATAGTGTATTCCAGACAGAAGTTTTTGTCTTTAGCTCATCGGAAGTATCTTTCAGTTCCTGCTGCATTTTGCTTAGCTCTGCATTGGCATAATTCAGCTTGATCTTTAGGTTTTCTGAAGCCTTTGAGTCTGCACCCTTTTTCTCCACACTCTCCTGGAAACTCTTAGAGAGTGCTTCAACCTTACCCTTCTGTATCTCTATCTGTTGATTCAGACTGTCAGCCTTTAGCTTTAAACCTTCAGCCGATTTTCCGAAGTCTCCAAGTTTTGCACTGGCAGCAGTAAATTCGCTCTGCACAAGCTTTAAGCTTCTCTGGATCTTATTTACACCTTCCTGAAACCCTGTATCATCAAGGCCTATTCTTGCTACTACTGTACTGCTTCCTCCAGCCAAATTTACCACCTCACTTACAATGGAATATTGTCAATTGTGTCAACTCTATTGTCCTCAATGCCATTTACTGCTTTATGGACCTTAAATAAACCATGAAGTTTTCTCGGGGTTGAGTTCCAGAACTGCTCCTCAGTCATCTTGAGGATTACCGTCCCTAAATAAAACAGCCACTGCCAATCCCAATCTATGGAATCAGAGTGGCTGTCACTTCCCCCGAGGTTTCATCAACCTCAGGCATTGCTATACTTAATGCTTTATTAATTACTGTTCCGAGCCTTTCAAGATCATCTAAGCCCAGAAGTGAACCAATTTTCTTCAATGTTACCGAATCATCCTCAACCTTAACTGCAGCATATACCAGGGCTCTCACAGCCTTGATCTTCATCCTCTGAAGATCTTCAAAAGCTTTGTTCAGATCACCGTATATGTCTTCTAGTTCACAGAATGTGTTCAGGTTAAATTTCAGTTCATATTCCTTTTCATTAAGGGTAAACTTGATACCCTTATCCTTTAGCTCTTTGCCTTTCAATTCATATCCTCCTTCTAATTTCCCCAAATAGAAAAGGACTTACTTGTCGCAAATCCTTTCATTATTCATATCGTATGTATTTTTTTATTTTATGAAGTTAAGGAACAACACATCTTTCTTGTCCTCATTAGAAGTGAATTTAATATCCCATCTTTTTTCCATAAAATCAAGCAAGAGCAACCCACGCTCTAAAACGGCATTAGCATCCCAATCCTTATAAGCAGCTACTTCAATTTCACTGTGAGAGCCATCTGTATAGCCTTTGTGTGATTTTCCCTTTGGTGACTTCTTGTCAGGAAAACTATCATTTTGAAGACTAGAGTTCTTACTGCTCGACAATGGCAATAGATTCCCCAATGAACCAGTCAGATAAACCTTTTGCTGTGCATTATATTTTTTAAATGCTTTATTCCAATATGGATTATCAGCAGTTTGCGGATATACATGTTCAATTGATACTTTGTCTTTCTCACTTTTCACAAATAAGGTCCAGTCAATTTTGGGATTACCGTTTTGCCTAACCTTTTCCTGCTCATACTCATAAAGAAAGTAATGCAGCCCATTCCACCAATAAAAACCACCACCGCCGTTCTTATAGTTTCTAGCAATATAGGTCTTGAACGATTGTGTATCAAATGCAGTTGCCGGACTCATCCAGTCTTCAACACGACTACGTAGAGTATTGCATATGTAGTCAATGGTTACATTTCCACTACGAAGTAGTTTAGTAAGCCTATAGTATTCACTATTTCTATAAGAAGAAAACGCTCGGCCTAACCTAAAAGCTATGAATATGAATCTCTCAATCTCCTTGAATAGCTTCACCCTGCTTCGAGAATTGATATCCGATCTGAGATATGATGCAACAACAAGGGGCCTAAAATAGGCAATTCCAATTCTGTTAAGTCTATCAAGCCAAAGTTGTTCAGTTGCAGTGAGTTCTGAATTATTTAGTGGATTAAATGAATTATACCAGTGTACTGCTGCTGACTGAAGGCTCTTCACATAATCCGAGATTTCTTTCGGGGAAAGTTTCGACTGCAAAATCGGCTTATCATCAATACCATTTTCTTCTATTTCTTCCTCACCAACTTGATCTCTTACTTCTGTTATGGTTGTAATTGAATCCAACTTAACTTCAGTCTTATTGAAAATATTTTGTGGAGAGAACTTTTCTTCAAGAAGATATTTAATATAGTCATCTCCCTTTTGCCTTGTATACTGAAAATACATAATCCAATGTGCAGTTAGGAAATCATCGTCTGAAAGGGGTTTTTGCTTATTTCTTCCCAGCTGATAATAAACATCCTTCCATGCATTATTAATATCGTCTCGTAGAACCGCCCTTTCATCATCCGTAATTTCATACGGCTCGTAAAGTGTGGTCAGATATATCAATCTATTTTTGAGAAGCTCAAGATTTGAGAGTTTTTTACCACGATTATTCATTGTTTCGAATGCAACGAAAACGTCAAAGTCGTCACCAATTTCATGCATATTAAACATTAGATTTTGAGTTACTTTTTTAAAAAGCAGTTCAATCTCTGAAATCCCATATGTTTTACAATAATTTGCCAGATTATCTTTAAAAAACTGCTTTGCATTTTCTAGATTTAATGTATAGAAAGTTTCTGTGATGCTTCCTCCATCAGGCTCCCCCAAAATCCTATGCCTAAGATATTTAAAACTAGGATTGTCCTCTTCATAGCCAAACTTGTAAGTATTCAAAATATACTTTGGAGGCATCTGAACCACTAGGTACTCTTCTTTTATTTGCTTCAGTGAAAATGTCCCAATAAAGATATTTTCATCGGTCTTATCTGCATTTTCCGGTAACGACTTTATTAAGTTAAGTATTTCGTTAATAAAGATAACAAATGTAGTGAGTCGCTGCTGTCCATCTACTATATGGAATGGCCTAAACGCTCTATCTTGGATTAGCCATCTTTCAGATGTCCAATTCTTTGATTCATAGTCTTTTTTTGCAACTTGTTTCAGTGACAATAACCCAGTATAGTGAAATCTGTCATCCGGAAGGTTTACAATATCTTCCCAGAAATCCTTTAATTGTCTCTCTTGCCAGGCATATCCTCGCTGGTAATCTGGAATTTTAAATACCCTGTCTTTAAATATACTCTTTAATGACTCTAGTGTTTGCAATTAACGTAGCCCCCTTGCTATCTTAGCACAACATTAATCAACTCAAATCAAGGCAATACTATGAATTAAAACATCATCGTATATTACTAATCCTTGAGTTCATATATTTCTATTATAATCATAAGTTAACATGATTAGTATGATAACAAAAGATAGCTTAGCTTAAAACACACAATTTCAAGAAATTAAGGGATTATTGTAGGCTCAGCTGGAACTCCTGTGAACCATCCAGAAATAATTGTTGGATCCGCTCCAACTTCATCCTCATCAGCAATGAATCTGTAGTTACCATCAAAGTCCCTAGCAAAGAATGTTCCTTTAAGCTTGGAGCTCTTTGGTGAAGGCTTTCCTGCTTCGGTGTCAAATTCATCAGATGTCAGCTCAAACTTGCCCTTAAGGAGCCACACAAACCTGTACTTTCCGTTGGCCTTCTTTGATTTGAATCCCATGGCGACAGTTGGTGGTAGGTCATCCTTACTTTCAATAAGTACTCCCTTCACAACCTTTGCTCCCTGGAGTGTCGCCCTGCTAGTCAATGAAAGCTGGTTCAGTTCAATTTCAACCTCAACACTGTCGAATGCTGAAATTACACCCTCCACAATATCGTCAGAGTATATGTTCTCGGAGTTCACCTTCGGTGATATTTTTGCACTTACTGCCCTCTCGAGCTTTTCCGGTGTTCCATATGTAGCGCCTGTTCCGTCATCCTTTGTAACAGTAGCGATGTGAATATCTTTAAGTCCTATTTGTCTAGGCATATTGTCCCTCTCTTTCTTCTAAGTAATAGTACCTCAGCGCCTTATGGTAAATCCCAGTGTCAGATTCATAGAGATCAGCTTCGTCTATCCGAGTAAAACCAGCATTTCTCATTTGGCTCTTTACTTGAATCACAAGGACTTCATAATCTGTTCTAGACCACACATCAACCTGAATATATCTCCCTGTAAGTCTTTCCTCGTCATCGTCATACGCTTCGCCAGTTTGGAAGTATTCATGAAATGTTATGTATTGTTTGGCTGAACCTGAATGCTTCTGAAATTTTACAGGGACTCCAAGAGGGGTCAAAGCTTCAAGTATCTTCTTATTCAAACTCCATAAGCCCCCTTTCAAGTGCCTCTTTTATCACATTATTGATGTCTTTTTGGTTTTCCTTAAGTGATTTCTCGGCCCAATGCTGAGCAGGCATCTTTGACGTACCATATTCAGTAAACTTCGAGTAATAGAATTCTGATGCATCATCCTTTGTAGGTCCGATGTTCACAAAATCAATCCCATCAGCCCTTTCAATCTTTGATACCCTTATGTTGTCAGCCATGTGCTTTTTACTGTCCTTGGATCTAGGAGCTTTCTCTTCCATGCTTTTCTTAACCATGTCGCCTGCCTTATTTAAAGCATTTTTCTTGATGGCCTCACCCTTATTGCCAAGCTTATTGACCTTATCAATTAGCTCCTGCATTCCCTCAAGATTTATTCTAGCCAATAGAGTCCACCTCCTTAGCCTGTATCTCCATATATTCATTTCGATACTTGATGTTGTCAATTGAGGTGATGTTATAGATCTTCTCCTGAAATAGGATCTGCATGGTCTGATCAAGACCGCTAATGTACCTTATGGTAAACTTAACAGTATTCTCAGATTGAACTGCTTTTGCTTCAAAAAATTCTTTTCCATGCAGGTTAGATACCTTGGCCCACACTTCCTTTACTACTTCAGGTGACTCTTCCTCGTACCCATTCTCATTAGTTGACATTGTGACTCTCTGAATTGTAATCCTATGTCTCATTTCACCAATTGTCATGATTACCACCCATCTCTCCTATATGGTGAAAGCAGGCCTATCATCACATTGATGACTTCCTTCATGTTTAAGTCTTCTCTTTTCTCATAAAGGTTTGCTATGCAGTATAGAGCTGCCTGTCTTATGGATTCTGGGATAGTTACCAATTCTGACAACGGAAACCTCAATATGTTCTCACAAAGTTCCTCGCTGGCATTAATAAAAGAGGAGATGAGTGCATTGTCCTCATCCCCATCTACCTTCAAATACAGTTTTACTTCTTCGAGCGTAACCAACACACTCACCACCTTTTATGCATATAAAAAGAGACCTTATCGGTCTCTTAAGCATTATTTTTTGTTCTGTAGCAACAATGTCAAAATGTAATTATTCAAGCTTCGGTTTTCACTATCGGCTTCTTTCTTAAGTTCTTCTTTTAAGTCTAGTGGCAAAGTCAGCAATATTCTGGTCTTATCCTTTCCAACCAATCGTCATCACTCCCGATTCATATTTATGCACAATTATTGCTAGACTTAGAGTATCACAAAACATATCGAGAAATAAAGTATATTCTTTCTATTTACGGAATATAGATAGCTAATCAAGAGTCTCTGTTCACTTGCTTACTCAGAAAGCATTAGACCTGCACCCTTAAGTTTAGCTATTAATGCATTCAGATCAACGACCACTCCAGCCACAGTGGAAGCTACGCTGTCAGCCTGCAAAGTTGCAGGCTTCATTTCACTTCCAGAGAAGGAGAGCTTCCCACCAGTTACGATATCAAGCTCTCCTCCAATCACTGTCTTTTCTCCACCCTGCTTGGTGTAGTTCTTAACATTACTCATATTCCTTCACCTACGCTTTCTGCTGGAGGACCTTTATGGCCTCTGGAAGAATGAGCTTACCATCTACCCTCTGAGTTGCCTTGAATCCAACCTGACCGGTAGCAGCATATAGCTCGTTCAGCCTCTGGAAGGACCTACCCTGCCTGTCAGCAACCCAATAGTATCCGAAATCACCAAATGCTATGGTCTTAGCAGTTGATGCTATGGTCGGTACATATGCTGAAGTCTTAACTGGCCTATTTAGGATTGTATCAGGAGTTCCAGCAGCGAGGGATGGCTGCCAAATATACTGCCCGTTGCCATCTTTCAATTTTCTTATGACCTTAACAGTCGCATCATTGGTGACAAAAACTGCATTTTTTCTGTAAGGTGATTTAAGACTGTACATCAAGTCAATTACCTCGTCCGCAGTAATTGCCGTTGCTGCTGCAGCAGTAACGCCAAGTGTGGCTCCGCCTGTTGCATTGAATATTCCTGTTGGTTTTCCTGAACCATCACCTATGAAAAAGGCTTCCTCTTCCTTTGCCCCTATCCTCCTGGCGAATTCCTTTGCTATGTATGCCTCAAGGTTGAATACACTGTCATTAAGCAGTTCCTCTGAAACCTTGATCATTGTAGATAGTTTATAAGCCCCGATTGATACAAGCCCAAAAACATCATCTGAATCAGGAATTGGCGCTTCTTCTTCAACCCATGATGCTGTCCCCTTCGATGCGACAATCGGTATTTTCTTATCACCTGAAGATGTGTTTATGATCTTAGCCAGGCTCCTGAACAGGTTCTCCTCCTCAAGTGCTTGTATTAGGACCTTTTCAAACTCATCCGGTGCAAGATAACCTCCTTCGCTGTCAGTTCCTATCTGGAGCGCATTCTGGATATCGAAGCTATTCTTGCTCCTCAGTGCCTTCCAGAAAGCGGTTTTGTACTCATCAGTTGCTCTACCGGTCTTCATCTCCATTCCACCATTTGGCTTCATAGTTATGGGGGTATTGACCGCCTTAGAAAGCTCAAGGTCCAGTGCCTGCTGCCTTTCAAGTCTATCAATCTCCTTTCCAAGGTTCACAACATCAGCTTCCATCTTATCGTAGGTTGCAGTATCTTCTGCTGAGATTAGTCCGTCGTTTCCTCTCTTTGCATCAAGGAATGCCTTTGCCGCATCCCATGATTTTGCTCTTTTATCTCTAAGTTCCAATATCTTATTCATTCAAATCCTCCTAATATTTCAAGAGACTAAGTCTCTTATCAAGTTCGCCGATTGCGGTTTTCTTTCCCTTTTCCTTCTCAGGAAACTTCTCCTTCAGGGAGTTTAGTACAGTCATCTTGCTGAATACTGCACCTTCAATGGTATGTGGCTCTGGGCTATCCTTTTCATACATGATTTCATCAGCGAAACCAAGCTCTACAGCCTTTTTTGCATTGAACCAGGTTTCAGCATCCATGAAGTGAGATAACTTGGTCCTTGAAAGCCCTGTCTTTAACTCATAGGCATTCAAGATACTCTCTTTCACTTCACTAAGCATTGCTATGGCTTTCTCCATTTCAATAGTATCTCCAAAAGCCATGGTCATTGGATTATGCGTCATGAGCATAGACACCGGTGACATCATGACCTTTGATCCAGACATTGCGATTACTGAGGCTGCGCTTGCTGCAAGACCATCAATTTTCACTGTAACATTCCCTGGATACTCCTTCAGCATGTTGTATATCTGGCTGGCAGCAAAGACGTCGCCACCTGGAGAGTTGATCCATACGGTTATGTCACCACTCCCACTCTCTGTTTTGACTTTTTCAAGCACTCCAGCGGGCTGTTTCAC